TGTACAAAAAAACACACCTCGCGCGCGTAGAATTTTTTTTGAAAGGAGCGTTTCTCTATTATTATGACGAAAGCGCAGATCAGGAAGAATTTAATTAAGAAACGCAGTAAGGAAGCGGGCTACGACCCTGAAAGCGACCCTACACTTGAGCGTGATGTTTTGACCCTGTTTTGGACCCAAAAAACCACAGAAAAGATGAAAAATTTAGGGACTTATCTCCCTGAATTTGACGATGAGATAAAACGGTACGCATCTTTCGTGACCGAATATGAGCTCCTGTCTCCGCTGGTAAAAGGACCCGAAGATGTAACCACGGCATCGGCAGCAGGCACAGAGAAGACAAGCCCGATCGTAAGGATGCTCGAAAACCTACGAAGAGACATCATGCAGGAAGAAGACAAGCTCCTGCTCACAGCAAGAGAATATTATAAGCTCTTCCCTCCGGAAGGGACAGGCGATGACAAGGCCGAGAAGCTGCAAAGCATTCTCGAAAAGATAAAGGGATAGGACATGGCGGAACTTAAAGGAATCGAATACTTAAAAACAAAGCTGAACGGGAAGCGTCCCAGGGTGGAGCTCCGTTACGAATACTACGAGCAGAAACACAGAGCCAGAGATTTCGGCATCTCGACACCGGAAGACCTGCTCAACTTAAGATACACGAACGGATGGTGCACAAAAGCGGTCGATGTTCTGGCCGACAGACTGCAATTTGCAGGATGGCGCAATGATAACTTCGATCTTGAGGGCATATTCAACATGAATAACCCCGATGTGTTGTATAATTCGGCCATTTTATCGGCGTTGATATCCTCATGCTGCTTTATCGTCGTATCACCCAGCGGATCAGAGATCCCGAGGCTTCAGGTAGTCGATGGCGGAAACGCAACCGGCATCATTGACGAATTCACCGGACTCCTTCAGGAGGGATATGCCGTCCTGGAGAGAGACGAGAACAAGCAGGTGACTCGTGATGCGTATTTTACAGTAGACGAGACGATTTATTACGACCACGGACAGGAAGAATTAAAAGTGGAGAACCCCGCGCCTTATCCTCTCCTTGCGCCTGTAATATATCGGCCCGACGCAATGAGACCGTTCGGACACTCCAGGATATCCCGAAAGGCAATGGAGCTCTCTGATATGGCGGCAAGAACCTTAAAGAGAGCCGAGATATCAGCTGAATACTATTCCATTCCGCAGAAGTGGGTAACTGGTCTCTCCGAAGATGCAGAGCCTATGGACAAGTGGAAGGCAAGCGCATCCTCAATGCTCTCATTCACCAAGGATGACGAAGGAGACAAGCCTGTTCTCGGACAGTTCCAGGCAGGATCTCCGACACCGTTCAATGAACAGCTGACAATGCTTGCCGGAGAGTTCTGTAGAGAGACGGGGCTTGCTATGTCGGACATGATCATCAACACGGCGAACCCCACAAGTTCCGATGCCATTAAGGCGGAGCATGAGGTTATGAGGCTTACGGCAAGGAAAGCGCAGGAGTGCTTCGGGACCGCATTCCTCAACGCAGGATACCTCGCAGCGTGCCTCAGAGACGGGTATGCTTATGACCGCTCGCAACTGTATCTTACACATGCGGCATGGAATCCGATCTTTGAACCGGACGCTTCACAACTCGGAGCTCTGGGAGATGCAATTTTGAAATTAAACCAGGCAAAGCCCGGTTATTTGGACGAAGACAAGATGCACGACCTTTTAGGAATGTAATGTATGGACGATATTTCACCTGAATTACTCAAACAAATACAGGAAGACTTCACTGAACTCACAGCAGGCATACAGGAAGAAGTGAAGAGTGGCCGGATGAGCTATGAAGAAGCCTACGGAGCAGCCTTTGAAGTGGGATCCATGCTCTCAAGCGCTTTCAATGCGAATATCAATGCAGATGTGCTTCCTGATGGCCGGATGTATTTTAATATAGCCAACAAGGTAGTGCTCCCGATGCTGAAAGAAGAGCATGATCTTGTATCACAGGCAGCAGTCGTAGCCCAGCAGAACGCAAACAGGGCAGCAGGCATCGGAATAAGAGCACTCCCGGCGGAATTTGACGAAGACAAAGCCAAGGGAATCATCGACAGAGTATCCTCGGAGCCATACGATGACATCAAGTGGATCCTGGATGAGCCGGTGAAGACCTTCGCAAAGAACGTAGTCGATCGGACACTCCAAAAGAATGTCGAGTTCCAAGGACAGAGCGGCCTTCATCCGAAGATCGTAAGAAGGGCCTCCGCCGGAGCTTGTGAGTGGTGTCAGGCTGTAGCCGGTACCTACGAGTATCCGGATGTCCCCGATGATGTGTACCGCAGGCATGCAAACTGCGACTGCGTAACCGAATATGTTGACGGCGGCAAGTACCAGGATGTCTGGTCGAAGAAGACATATTCTGAAGAAGAAAGAAAGCTAAATATTCAGCAAAGAATAGAATCGGCCGAAAAGAGAAGGGAAGAGGTACAGAACAGAAGAGGACACACTCAACTACTATCCCCAGACATAACAAATCTAAGAGATGAGTTTATTGCAAAATCCGTAGGTGCAATGTCACGAAATTATGATATAATGGATTTAGATACAGGCGAAATGTATCACCTTGCCGAAGGAACTCATCTGCAAGACAAGGAAGTATTTGCGGGGAAAGGCGGCAAGGATCCTTATGAGGACGCATGGAAATATGCCGAAAGATACGGCGGCAATATTGAAGACTGGCAACATGTCAAGGCGAAGGCGTGGCTAAGAACTGACGACGGAGACAGGTACGCAGAAGTTCATTGGTCACAGTGTGAAGGCATCGGAAAGAAAGAGATGTTTTTGAAAAAATGGCTGGACGAATAAGAGTAAAGTACATAGGCCCCGATATGGTGGCAATGGTGAAAAATAAAATATATGAGGTAATCTCTGTCGAGAAAGGATATTACAGAATCATCACAGAGATACATGAAGACTATTTGTTCCCGCCGAATTTATTTGAAATCGTGAACGAATAACGCACAATCAAGCATCGGGTCCCCGGTGCTTTTATTATGCCCAAAAGGAGAACGCAGTGAAAGTAAACATATGCGGAATAGAGCACGAAGTAAAAGAGTACACAGACCATTTTAACGGTGATCTACATCTGGGACAGATCGATTACGGAGAATGCGTAATTAAGATAAACGCAGATGCGAACGAGCAGATGAAACAGGAGGCATTATGCCACGAAATGACACACGGGATACTCATGCATCTCGGGTATGATGATCTGTCGAACGACGAGCATTTTGTACAGGCTCTCGGAAATGCAATATATCAGGGATTTACGGTAAAGGAGAACAAATAATCATGAGATGTGCATTAAGTTTTGACGAAAACAAGGAACTCATAGACCAGAAGGTCGCAGCATGGGGAGAGATGCAGTCTCTCGAAGAGGATCCTGCATACAAGGAAGAGGATATCAAGGACGAAAAGGAAGCTGAATACTTCAGAGGTTTCAAAGCAGCCTTTGATGTAGTCTGCAAAGATCTTGAGAACCTCGTAGAGGATGAGGATATCTCGGAAGAGGCATCCGATGAGCTTCAGGCAATCATGGCCGGAGAGCTTGCAATGCAGCTCTTCAGCATATTGGATAACCAGGAGGAATGATGGACGAAGTAATCAGAGCCCGCAACAAAGCCATCGCAATGGCTATCGTTGACGGTTTGAAAGATCAGCATATCAGCGTATCCGAAGCGCAGGACATCTTATACCTCGCACAGGACCTGATCAGAGAGCAGAGCAATAAGCAGGCTCTTACAGATATGCTCAAAACAATGGTTTAAGGAGAATGCTATGAAAAGCAGGAACAGATCACCTGATATGCGGATAACGCAGGGCTGAGAAAGGAGGGCTTATGGCACGAATAGGTAGCCAGATGCCCACGCAGTCCGCGATAATTCCATACACGGAGACCAAGGGAGTCGAGGCAGCAAGGCTATATGCACTGACAGGCAGAGATCTCATGGAGTGGCAGCAGGGTATTCTTCGGAACATGATGGCTGTCACAGATGAAGGTTTGTGGACTCACATCAAGTTTGGATACGCTGTATCCAGGCGAAACGGCAAGACCGAGAGTGTCTATGCAAGAGAGATGTGGGGCTTGCTCCACGGAGAAAAGATTCTCCACACGGCACACCGTACAGACACGGCGCACAGCTCCTGGGAATGCCTTTATGAATTACTCAAGAAGGCAGGGATCCCGATAGAGCATACCTTCAGAGCAAACGGCAGAGAGCATATATTCGTGACCGGCGGAGGCAGGATCGAGTACAGGACCAGGACATCAAAGGTCGGACTCGGCCAAGGCTATGACCTGCTCGTGATAGATGAGGCACAGGAGTACCAGGACGATCAGGAGACCGCCCTTAAGTACATCGTCACGGCATCAAAGAACCCGCAGATCATTATGCTCGGAACACCGCCGACAGCGGTAAGCTCCGGAGATGTTTTCAGGCGTTTGCGAACTGACATCCTGGCAGGCAAGACAACCGATTCCGGATGGGAAGAGTGGTCGGTAGAGAATCAGCACGATCCATACGACAGGGATGCATGGTATGATACGAATCCGGCACTCGGTATCACCCTGAAGGAGAGAGATATTGCCGCAGAGATCACAGGCGATCCGCTTGACTTCAACATCCAGCGTCTCGGACTTTGGATAGAGTATGATCTTAAGTCAGCCATCTCTGAAGCAGAGTGGATGGCATTGAAGGTCAAGAACATACCGAAGTTCGACGGAAAGCTGTGCGTAGGTATCAAGTACGGCAAGGACGGAGAAAATGTATCGATGTCCATAGCTGTCAGAACAGCGACCGGAAAGATATTTGTCGAAGCCATTGATTGCAGACCGATCAGGAACGGTGATAACTGGATGCTGAAGTTCCTTAAGAGCGCCGATGTAGCTCAAGTCATCATAGATGGTGCGAGCGGGCAGCAGCTCATGAAGGAACAGATGCACGAAAACAAGATAAAGCCGATCCCGGTTCTTCCGACCGTCAAGGAAGTAATAACCGCAAATGCGGTATTCGAGCAGGCGCTTGAAGCGAAGGATATAAGACATGCTGGCCAGAAGTCACTGACACAGGCAGTCACCAACTGCGACAAGAGAGCCATCGGAGCAAACGGCGGATTCGGATTCAAGAGCCTCAAGGAAGATATCGATATCAGTTTAATGGATTCGATGATACTCGCTCACTGGGCATGTACCCGTGTGAAGAAGAAAAAGAAACAAAAGGTAAGCTATTAGAGAAGAGCCGCAAGGCTCTTTTTTGATACAATTTTACGCTCACCACGCGGATAAGTGGGGAAAGGACAACAATATGGCAGATTTTACACCTATCACAACACAGGAAGAATTTGACGCAGCAATCAAGGAACGTCTCACAAGGGACAGAGAGGCACAGGCAAAGAAGACCGCAGAGAAGTATGCGGATTATGATGACCTGAAAGCCAAGAATGCCGATTATGAGAAGCAGATCGCAGGCTTTACCGAACAGCTCAAGGGCGTAGAGGAGAAGGACAAGAGAATAGCAGAGCTTGAAGGCTCTGTGAAGAAGTACGAAACCTCCGCACTCAAGGCAAGAATCGCTCATGAAACCGGACTGGATTACTCTCTGGCCGCAAGACTCTCCGGAGAATCGGAGGATGAGATCAGAGCTGATGCGAAGTCACTTTCCGAAACGATAGGCAAGATGAAAACTTCTGCGGCGCCGGCAAAAAGCACAGAACCCGCCGGGGCAGCAGGCTCACAGAAGGCAGGCTATGCAGCCCTGCTAAGCAGCTTAAAATCATAAGGAGGATTTATACAATGAGCAGCATTATTTCCAAAGGTACCGGCCTTTTTCCGAAAA